ATTTTTCTATCCTTATCAATTAGATTTTAGAGGAAGAATATATCCAGTTCCAAGTATGTTATCTCCACAGTCAGCAGATTATTCTAGAGCATTACTTAAATTCAAATATGGAAAACCTATGGGAACAGATGAAGCATTTAATAACTTCGCTGTTGCAGGTGCTAATCTATTTGGTGAAACTGATAAAGAAGAATTATCTGTAAGAAGACAATGGGTAATTGATAATGCTAAAAGAATAATTAGTACAGCTAACAATCCTTTAGAAGATATATGGTGGGCGAGTGGAGACAAACCATTTTCATTTTTAGCATTTTGTTTTGAATATCGAGACTTTGCTAATACTGATTTTGATAATTCTTTTATAACTACATTACCAATTCAATCTGATTGTTCAAATTCTGGGTTGCAACATTATTCTGCAATGATGAGAGATGAGATAGGTGGTAAAGCTACCAATCTTATTCCTTCTAATAAACCTAATGATGTCTATGGATTAGTTGCACAAAAATTAACTATGAAGTTACGTGATAATCCAAACCCAATGGCAAAACTATGGCTCGACTATGGAATTGATAGGAAGATATGTAAGAAGCCAGTAATGTGTTTACCTTACTCTTTAACGATGTTTTCATGCAGACGATACATACATGACCATGTTGAAAAACAATTAAAAGAAAAGAATAAACCACATGAGTTTGGTGATGACTTATTTAAAGCATCAAATTTCTTAACTCCTATTATGTGGCAATGTATTAATGAAATAATACTTGGTGCAAGAAAGATTATGAAATTTCTAAAAGATATTTCTCGCTTGGTCGCATCGGAGAACCTTCCTGTGACTTGGACAACTCCATTAGGACTACCAGTTCAAATGATGTGTTACAAAAAAGAAAGTAAAAGAGTTAAGACTAAAATGGGTGACAGTATAATAAAGTTATCTATTCAATCTGATACTGAAGTTATTGATAGAAGAAAAACTGCACAATCAATATGTCCAAACTTTATTCACAGTTTAGATGCAAGTGTTTTGCAATTAGCTGTAGTAATAGCACATAAAGAAGGTGTCACTAACTTTAGTTTAATTCACGATAGTTTTGGTTCGGTTGCTCCTGATACAGCAATATTAAGCAAAGCTATTAGAGAAGCATTTTGTGAAATATATAAAGATGATGTTCTATTAAACTTCGCTGTAGAGATGAAAGCTATGTGTTCAAGCAAGAACCAAGCTAAATTTCCTAATATTCCTGAAAAAGGAAACTTGGATTTGGATTTAGTTAAACAGTCAGTTTTCTTTTGTGTTTAGACCTATGCACTAGTGGTTGATTGAGTGCCACTTATGGCAACATAAACCTCAAACTAAAAGGAGTACAATATGAACGATGCCAAAATCAGTGCATTGGGTGAAGCTATTTACCCACACTTAAACAAGCCAGACGTTAAATTTAACGAGAATGGCGAATATAAGGTCACTTTAAAAGTTAATAAATCAGACGCATCAAAAATGCTTGGCGAATATAAACAAGCAATAGATGACAGTCTCATAAAAGCTGAAAAAGAGAATAAAGGTAAGAAGATTAAATCTGCACCTATTCCTTATACAGAAGAAGGCGATTACGTTTTCTTTAAATATAAACTGAAAGCCACAGGTATAAATCACAGAACTAAAGAAAAGTTCTCACAAAGACCTGCACTTTTTGATGCCAAGAATAATCCAATCAATACATCAACATTGATATGGGGTGGTTCAAAAATGAAAGTTGCTTACATGCTTATTCCATATTTTACACCAATGTTAGGTGCAGGAATTACAGCAAGATTAAAAGCAGTCCAAGTTATTGAACTTGTCGAAGGCAAACAAGTGAACCTCTTTGATAAACAAGATGGTTACGAAGCTAAATCAGAAAGTACAAATGAGATACAGACAGAAGTTCAAGAGAGTAAAGATTTCTGAGAAGGTAACTCTTAAATCAGGCTTGGAAGAAGTTGTTTATAATCATCTAGTAGAAAATAAAATATCTTTTACTTATGAAGGTTTAAAAATTACTTACTTCCAACCTGAACAAAAAAGAACTTACACACCAGACTTTGTTTTCCCAAAATTATTAATTGAGACTAAAGGTGCTTTTAATAGTGCTGATAGAAAGAAGATGAAAATAATTAAAAGTCAAAATCCAAAATTAGATATTAGATTTATTTTTTCCAACTCAAAAACAAAAATCGGTAAGAAGTCAAAAACAACTTATGGACATTGGTGTGATTTATTTGGTTTTAAATTTCACTGTGTTCAAACAACAAAACAAACCTTCCCTAAAGATTGGTTGAAGGAAATTAAGGATAAAGAAAAATGGCAAGACAAGAAACAACTTACATCGTAATACATTGTTCTCAAACGAGACCATCACAAGACATTGGTGCAAAAGAAATTGACGTGTGGCACAGACAGAATGGGTGGCTAAAAATTGGTTATGGAAAAGTAATCAGAAGAAATGGAGATGTTGAACAAGGTAGAGGTGATGATGAAGTTCAGGCTCATGTACGTGGCTACAATCATACAAGTTTTGGTTTGGCTTTAGTTGGGGGTGCAACAGAAGATGATTGGCGAAAACCAGAAGATAATTTTACTGCTGAACAATGGGAAAGTTTAAAAAAAGTTTTAGAAGAATTAGTTATCAAATATCCTAATGCCAGAATTGTTGGACATTATGAATTAGATGAAAACAAAACATGTCCTAACTTTAATATCCGAGAGTATTTACTTAATGAAGATATTAAAGGTTACAAATTCCAAGATGGTTTGACTGATGAAAAAGACCTTCAAGAGTTGGAAAATGCAGACAACGACTGAAGAAAAATTCCTCTTTCATTCTCCTTGTGAAAATTGTGGTAGCCGAGACAATCTCGCTAATTACGAGAACCATACTTATTGTTTCGGTTGCCACTCTTACAAAAAAACAAATGGAGAATTACCACAAATAAAAAAAGAAAAGATTTTTAAAGATATGATTACAGGACAAATAGAACCACTTATTAAAAGAAATATTAATGAAGAAACTTGTAGAGTTTTTGATTATGAACAAGGTGAATACAATGGAAGACCTTGCCAAATCGCAAATTACTATGACAAAAACTATGATAAAGTTGCACAGAAATTAAGGTTTGCAGACAAGTCTTTTAAATGGCTTGGAGATACAGACAAGATTACTTTGTTTGGTCAAAACCTTTGGAGAGATGGTGGTAGGACTTTAGTTATTACAGAAGGTGAAATTGATGCAATGTCAGTTTCTCTAGTTAATAATAACAAGTATCCAGTTGTTTCTATTCCATCAGGTACAGCATCAGCAAAGAAATACATCAAAAGAGAAATGGAATGGATTTCTAAATTTGAAAAAATTGTCCTGATGATGGACAACGATATTGCAGGAAATAAGGCTTCACTTGAATGTGCATCTTTATTACCAGTTAAAAAGGTATTTATATCTAAACTACAAGGCAAAGATGCCAATGAATTATTACAAGCAGGTAAGAAGACTAAAATAGTTGATGCAATCTTTGAAGCTAAAGCATTTACACCACAAGGAATTATTGAAGGTACTGCTACTAAAGAATTATTATTAAATGATGTTTATGCAGAAACTATTCCTTATCTATGGAATGGCTTAAATGAAAAGTTAAGTGGAATTAGATTAGGAGAATTAAATTTATTATGTGCAGGTTCAGGCACAGGTAAGTCACAAGTTTGTCGTGAGATAGCTTATGACCTTGCCAAAAATAAACATAAGGTTGGATACATTGCTTTAGAAGAAAGTGTTAAACGAAGTGTAAGAGGAATTGTTTCAGTTGGTTTAAATAAACTAATACATATTCCTGAAGTTAAAAAAAATATTCCTGAAGAAGAAATAATAAAGGAATGGAAAAAAATAAAAGATTATATTTGTTTTTACGACCATTGGGGAAGTTCTTCCAGTGCTGACCTATTAAATAAAATTAGATACATGGTTAAAGGATTGGATTGCAAAGTTATTTTCCTAGACCATATCTCAATAGTTATTTCAGGATTAACAGAAGGTGATGAAAGAAGACTTATAGATAACACGATGACGCAACTACGACAACTAGTTGAAGAATTAAATATTTGTATGTTTGTTGTTTCACATCTTAAAAGACCTGAAGGTAAAGGACATGAAGAAGGTACACATACT